GCTTTAGCAAATGGTCCTAATATACCTCATATGAAAAATATTAAATGTGATTATAATGGTGAAATATATTTTGGAGATATATTAAAATCTGGTAAGGACTTATATAAATTAGAAGATTTTTTTGATAATTATACATTACCAAAGGAGAGAAATTATCCAATCTATTGTGTAAAATATGAATATTTTTTTAATAATATTGAATTATTTAATAAAATATTGGGTATACCAGATGTAAAAAATTTATATCCAGTTAAAATCGAGAGAAAAAAAACATATACATATGTTAAAGAGTTAATATTAATTTATTATTCTTTAATAATTAAAATGAAACTCATGCGATTTATTGAAATAATTCCTACTAATTTAAACCAAAATAAGGAGGTTAACGACGGCGATGACGTCTAGTTTTCTTTTTATGTTTCTTAGTTTTACGTCTATGTGTTCGTCTTCTTCCACCACTATAACATCCCCATAACCAATCAGGATTTCCTCCTCTTCTTCTTCTTCTAGAACCACCCATTTTAGTAGCTTGTTCATCATAAACGTTATTTGCTGTGCTCTGCATATTAATTGATTGTCCTTGTGCTTGTTGTGCTACAGGATCTGCTCCTGGACCATTTTGTGATTGATACATAGGTTTTAAAACGGGGACACTTACGTCATTACCACCGCCTCTTTTTCGTCTTCTACTTCCAGCAGCCATTTGATTAATATTTTGTAATTTTTGACTATTACTATCATTTATTGCTTTAGCTGCTGAAGCAGGACTATTTGCTCCTCCAGGATAAGATTGAACAGTAGGTTGAATTAAACCAGGTATTGGAGTTTGAGTTGACATATATTATATATTAATATTTTAATTAGTTTAAATAAAATACTTAATATATTAATTATATTTAATGGACGATAAGCAAAGACTACAATTGCAAAATATGATTAAGGCAAATAATGTCGAAGATCAAACTGATTTTATACGTAATTTAAAGCATAGTCAAATTATTAGAAATGAAGTTAATAATATGATTATGATTAAGGCAAAATTTAGGGGTGATGATGCTAAAATTCATGAAGAATGTGTTAATGAATGTAACTTTTTATTTACTTATTATACTGATATTTACAATAAAGTTAGAAAGGATGAAATTGATATCGGTATTTTAAATAAATTTTTGGATGTTTTGAAAAGAATTGAAGATGGGGAATTAGACCAACATGAAGGTTCATTTTTGGTTGGTTCTATTTTAAAAGAGCTTTATGTAGATAGTGCTTTAAAGAAAGCTGAAAAATTAAATACTGATGATGAACCAAAACCCGAGCCAAAGAAACCTGAAAAGAATGTATCTTATAAGCAATTTAAGAAAATGTATAAATAAATTAATATTATAATTTAATCTAATATAATATTATGATTACAAGACGAAATAAAATTAGAAAAAATAAAACCAGAAAAAATAGGTCTCCAAAACCTTCATTAAAAGTTTTAAAAATAGGTTATCCATTATATGCTTCCAAAAAATCTTATGGTGATAAAATATTAGAACATACAAAAGAAGAAGAAAAAAAATATAATGATTCATGTTTATTTGGAAATATGAGTTGGTTTGGTGATTTGGAACAAGCAAAAAGTTACAAAACAGAAGACCAAAATATTTATAAATGGAAAATAAAAAAATCAACTAATTTATTGATAATGAATAAACAAAATGAAAAATTTTTTCAACACTATTTTAATAACACAAAATTGACTCTATCTACTTTAATAAATTTGACTGATAAACAAATAGTTAAAGCAAAAAAAAAAATAGAAGATGAAAATATAAATTGTCCTTATTTTAATTTAAGTCAAAATGAAAAAGCTTTTTTTGAATTTAAATTTGCATATGGCTATATTAGTGTTGAAGAACAATATCAATTTATGAAATTAATTAAATTACTAATTACTAATAAATTTATGGATATTAAAATGAGAGAAGGTACAAGTATATTAAAAAAATTAAATAAAAAAATTAATTATTATTATTATTTAAATAAAACAAATACAAAAGAAATGTATAATAGATTAAGTATATATTTATTTGATAAATATGCATTAAATAATTTATGTAAAATAATTCCTTCTAATTTTAAAATTAGTGGTGTTTTACAAGAAAATACAAAAAGTTTTTGGTTTCCAGATTTAATTGTATATAAAATGAATATTAAAGAATATGTTTTATATAATCCACATCATAATTTAATTTATGATAAAATTATTGAGTAATTTATTCAATATATTCTTTAATTATTTTATAAACATAATCAACTGGGTTATTTGTAAGTTGATAACTTGATACATATTTTTCTAATTCAATATTTGAACTCAATAAAATCTCAGAAAGCGTGTGCCATAATGGAATATAATCAGCTATTATTACACATAACAATAAAATTTTATTCTCTTTTGTTTCAGGAAAACTATAAAAATCAAATAAACTTATGTATAAAATAGATGTTGACCCAGATGGTCCACCTAAATAAGGTTCTCCACTTTTCTCCATTATTCTAGCATAAGGCATTTTATTATCAATTTTATAAAAGTTTCTTGCATCATAAATACTATAATCATTATAATTAGGTTCTTTTACAATTGTTTTATTACATTCCTTTATTTTTTTTAGAATACTACTTTTATTTTTTTCATCTGTTGGAACATTTTTTTTAATAAATTCGAAGTAAACTAAATTTTTTTTATATAGAGACATGCTCTCTTTATCATTACTACCATAAACAATAATATTAAATATAAAAAAATTATAGCTTTTTCTATATGTTTTTGGAGATGAATTATACATTTTAACAAAATCACTCCAAGTAAAATTTTTTATTAAAAATAATTTTGATAGATTGTGAATAAATTTATTTTGTAAACGTTTATTCACATTTACATGATAAAATGTAAATTCTGGTTTAGAGAGATTATTTAAAACACTAGTAACTTTAAAAAATTTATCTTGAAGATATTCTATTAATTCTGCTTTTTTATTGTAAGAAATAAATTTAAAAATTTCATTTTTTTCTCCAGATGTAAAACCAATTCTCTGAATTATTTTATTTTCATCAATTTTTTCGTTTAATTCGTCTCCAATTATAGCCTTCCATTTTCTAGGATAGAAACGTTTCCAATAAAATAATATATAACAAAAAATTTTAAACGCGAAATTCTTAACTTTGGTATTGTTAGCTAAATAGCATGAAAGAGCTTTCTCTCTACTCCCTTCATCATACAAATGATCTAAACTTTTATCAAAGCTGGATGGAATAGTTTTCCCAGTGAATCTTTTTTTAGTTTTATTATTTTTATTAATTTTCTTTTTTGTGTTTGTCATTATAATATATATTTATAAAAATAATAAAAATAAATTTTTATATTTATGTAATTATGTCGAAAAAATTTAAAACTACTACATCTCTAGTAATTGTCGAATCACCAGCAAAATGTAAAAAAATAGAACAATATTTAGGTCCAGGATATAAATGTATGGCTTCTTATGGGCATATTCGTGAATTACCTTCTCTCAAAAATATCGATATAGAAAATAATTTTAATCCTAGTTATTTGATGATTGATAACGCAATTAAGAGAAAAAACATAGAATCTTTAAGAAAGGAGATTAAATCTGCGAGAGAAGTAATATTAGCTACTGATGATGATAGAGAGGGTGAAGCAATAGCATGGCATTTATGTGATGTTTTTAAATTAGATGTAAATAAAACTAAAAGAATTATTTTTCACGAAATAACAGAATCAGCTCTTCAACAAGCTGTTCAAAACCCAACAACATTAAATTTGAATTTAATTCATGCACAACAAGCACGACAGATCCTTGATGTATTAGTTGGTTTTAAAGTAAGTCCAGTATTATGGAAATTAGTTTCACAACCGAAAGGTAAAGATAATGCTCTTTCAGCCGGTAGATGTCAAACCCCTGCTTTAAAATTGGTGTATGAAAATCAAAAGGAAATAGATGAATCAACAGAGAGAAAAGTGTATAATACTACAGGCTATTTTACAAATTTAAACTTGCCTTTTGAATTAAATAAACAATTTGAAGATGAAGATGAGATGATAGATTTTCTTGATGATAGCATAAGTTTTTTTCATATTTATACATGTTCACAACCAATAAAAGTATTAAAGCAGCCACCAGAGCCTTTTACAACAAGTAGATTACAACAAGTCGCTAGTAATGAGTTACATTATTCGCCAAAAGAAACAATGCGAATTTGCCAACTACTATATGAAGGAGGATATATTACATATATGAGAACAGATTCGAAGACATATAGTGTCGAGTTTTTGGATTCTACGAAGGAATATATTACTAAGACCTATGATGCTCAGTATATTGGGCAGCTATTATGTGGAAAATGTGACGATAATATTGTAAAGGAAGCAGTAAAAAAACGTGGCAAGAAAAAAGAAAATAAGACTGAATTTGCTCAGGAAGCACATGAAGCAATAAGACCTACCAATATTTCTCTCCAGAACTTGCCAGAAGAAATGGATTCGAAAGAGAAAAGAATGTATAAACTCATATGGACTAACACTTTGGAAAGCTGTATGTCAGAAGCTTCTTTTTATTCTATAACAGCGAATATATCCGCACCATTAAATACAAAATATTCATATACATCTGAATTAATTGACTTCCCTGGTTGGAAAATAGTTGAGAATAAATTCTCTCGAGAGAATAAAGATTATCAATATTTACAAATAATTACTTCTAATGTAGCAATTCAACATAAAAAGATTTATTCAAAGGTCACCATTAAAGGGTCAAAGAATCATTATACTGAAGCAAAATTAGTTCAGCTTCTTGAGGAGAAAGGAATCGGTAGACCATCTACATTTTCATCATTAGTCGATAAAATTCAGGAACGAGGTTATGTTAAAAAGGAAGATATCAAAGGAAAAGAAATTATTTGTAGAGATTTTGAATTAGAAGCTGGAGAGATTTGTGAAATAGAAAATAAACGAGAATTTGGGAATGAAAAATCCAAACTTGTTATTCAACCATTAGGAATAATTGTTATGGAATTTCTTGATAAACATTTCAATAAGTTATTTAATTATGAATATACTAGATTAATGGAATCAGCATTAGATAAAATAGCAAAAGGAGATTTAATATGGTTTGAAGTTTGTTCTTCATGTAATAAAGAAGTAGATGATTTAATTGAAATTATACGTGATGAAACCAAATTTGAGTTTCAAATAGACGATAATAATACATTTTTAATAGGTAAATATGGTCCAGTAATAAAATGTGTAGAAGAAAAAGATGGTAAGGAAGAAATATCATTTAAATCAGTTAAAAAAGACTTTGACGTATCAAAACTAAAAAATGGTGACTTAGAATTAGAAGAAATTGCCGCAGGCAAAACAGATAAACCACAAAATACACAATATAATTTAGGAAAATATGAAGGAAAAGATGTTATATTAAGAAAAGGTAAATTTGGATTATATGTATCTTGGGGGGAAAATTCAAAAACACTTAAAGAGTTAGGCAATCGTCCTATTGAAAATATAACCTTTGAAGAAGTGAAAGAAATTTTAGAAAAGGGTTCGGGAATAGTTAGAGAAATTAATTCAAGTTTATCTATTAGAAAAGGTCCTAAAGGCGATTATATATTTTATAAAAATTCAAAAATGAAAAAACCATCATTTCATGATATAAAAAGTTTTACAATTGAAACAAAAGAAGATTATAAAATATGTGATATAACTATTTTAAAATCCTGGATATCAGAAAAATATAATTTGAAAATTTAACGTCCTGTTGGTGGAGGATAAACTATAGATGTTGATGTGCGTAATATTTGTGGGAGCATTATAGTAAATTGAATCATAAAGGAATAATTAAATACCCCAAAATTTACAATACGCCCATTATGATATCTTATTTTAATTTTTAATCGTCTTATTCTCTCTGCTGGAGGATTGTAAAATTTATATGGAACAGCATCTCTATCGAACCATTGTGACAATGGTGTTGTTGGTATAGCTAGTCTAGCAAACGATGAATTAACTATTCCATTCGTTTGATTTGTTGTTTGTGTAAATTTACTAAAATTATAAGGCTGTGTTTCATCTATACAATTTTGCCCTTCAATTTCCATATACATATATGCTTCACCCATTAAATTAACTTTATAAAATGGTTCAATCCAATGAACTTGGCTGCCACTAAAATCAGTATATGGTAATAACCAAAATCCATTATCGCCTGGCGTAACATCTCCATAGAAAAACCTTGGAACACTTATTCCATTTATTTGTTCAACATTAGGAAGACTAGTTAAGGAATTGCTGCTTGTTGAATCAACATTACATCTAGGTAATCCAAGATTACATGGTAAACCCCAATTTGTAGAATCAGGAACATGTGCATAATTAGCTAAACATAACCCATCTAGAAAAGTGCTTCCTATTACATTTAGTTCGTTAATTAAACTAAATCCATCAGCTCTATTTCCAAACCATATTTTTAAACTAACACTATTATATACAACTATAAATCTAGTATATCCCCCAGTTGAAGTAAATAAATTTAAATCGTCTGTCCATCCTTTTTCACTAAAATAACTGCTAATTCTTTGGCTAACAACGTAATTAAGTTTATTTGTAAGTTCTGTTGCCATTTGAATAGGATTATAAAATCCTTCTTCAATAATCAAATAATATATTTGTTGTTGAGTCATAAATAATGCTTCATAAATTTTATAATTATAGTCATCTGATAATCCAAAAGCAGCTGGGTTGTATGGGTTAGTTATCTTGAATGCGAGGATTACATTTCCATTAGCAGGAGAAAATGTATTATAATTAGCAGGAAATGTCCAGTTAACAAGTCTTAATGAGACTACATTTACAATATCTTCAGGTAATTCTATTTCAAATTCACTTGAATTTGTATATTTTAATGAATCTCTATCTTCTGAATGTATAGAAACATATTTATTCAATACAATATATTGTTGCGAATTAGGTATTAAAGGGTGATTTTCATTTATATTATAAGTTTGCGCACTGTTTGAGTCAATAAACCCACGACCTTCTACACTTTTACTAAAAGTAGACATCTATACTATAATAATAATAGAAATTTTATGTTTAAATAATTAAAAACTAAAATAGTTTAATATATTATATAATGTCATTATTAAGTACAGCAGCAAATTATGGCGGAAGAGTTGATACACAACAAGGTAATATTAAACAATTTATATATTCAGCAAGTTTAGCATCATGGATTTATAAAAAATTATCAAATGGTTTAATAGTTCAAACTCCTGAATCTCAAAAATATCCAGTATTAATAAATAATGATTTAATAGTAACTGGTTCACTTTATAATACGTCAGATGAAAGGCTAAAGGAAAATATTTTAGATATAAGTAAGGAAATGAGTGATGATTTATTTACAATAAATCCAATATTATTCAATTATAAAGGTGAACCTAGTAACAATAAACATTTTGGTGTTTTAGCTCAAGAGGTAGAAAAAGTATTTCCAGAATTAGTTAAAAATAATAATATTTCTGGATATAAAACAGTGAATTATCAAGAATTTATTCCAATAATATTAGCTAAAATGAAAAAAATGCAAGATGAAATAGATGAAATAAAGCAAAATATTTAATAAATTTTTTATTATCGCTTCAGTATATAAATGAAAGATTGGTATTCAAGTGTATATAAGGCATGTATATTAGCATCATTAGTAGCATTTATTATTGGTTTTTTTTCTGAATCCAAAACATCTTTAGGAGCATATATAAGTGGGTATTCAGTATTAACTTTAGGTATAATGATGATACTAATAATATTATTTAATAATGTTTTAAGAATTTCTTCAAATGGTTCATCATTACAAATATTATACTCAATTTTAATGACATCAGGGCCATTTTTATTAATGCTCTCGGTAATAGGATTTGTTCTTTACTTATTAATTAATTATAAAGATAAAATCATAGAAGGAAATATAGCTCCTAGTTATAATTCATTTAGTAATATAATTGTAATGCTCTTATTACTTCAAGTTTATTTAGTTTATACAAATATAAGTACAGATAATTTTGAATCAACTGGTAAAATATCAAAGGTTACATCAAGTTTTATTTATTTATTAGGTGTGCTAACCGGTATATGTTCAATAATATTATCTACAATTCTTAAATATTTTTCAACTGATGGTTTTACAAATATTAATTAATTTTAATAAATTTATATGTTAGACCATAATTTTGTTGTGTTTCCCAAATTCCTGATATTTTAAGAATAAACGAATGTGATTGTTTTATTCCAACATCAGAAAAAATTTTTATATAACCACATTTGATTTGTTCATAAATTTTATAAGATGGAGTTTTTGTGGTCTTATATTTTTTTAATATTTCTTCTTCTATTAATTTTAAATTATCAATAATATCTTTATTATTTAAAATATTGAAACTACATTTATATTTATTATAATATTTTTCACAAACAATATCATATATGTCTATTAATAAATAAATACCATTTAACACTATATTTTCATTTGAATATAGTATTCTTATGAAATTTCCGTCGTTCATTATATTATTTTTTATTGGTTCACAAAAAAATAAATTATTATCATTATATTGGTTTATTTTCTTTACTAAATTCATAATTATATTATGTATATGTTTTTAAGCATTATATGTATAATAAATATAATTAGTTAAATATAATAATAAAAGAATATTTAAATATATATAAACAATGAAATTTTATGAGACACATTTTGAAGAATATATTTCTGAAAATAATAGAATTAATTTACACCCAAAATTAAATAAAATATACGAAAAATTTCCTAAATTTATACAAGAATTAAAAAATATTATTTTTTATGGTCCTAGTGGCACTGGAAAATATAGTCAAATGTTAAGATCTATAAAAAAATATAGTGGTACTGATTTAAAATACGAGAGAAAAATAATTGTTACATATAATAAAACTCAGTATTTTGTTAAACTCAGTGATATTCATTATGAAATAGATATGTCCCTCCTTGGTTGTAATTCAAAATTATTATGGCATGAAATTTATCAACAAATAATTGATATTATATCAGCTAAAACAGATAAATCTGGTATAATTGTTTGTAAATATTTTCATGAAATACATAGTGAACTATTAGAAAACTTTTATAGTTATATGCAGCAAAATACTTCAATAGGTGTTGATATAAAATTTATTTTATTAACTGAAGAACTTAGTTTTATTCCAGACAATATTCTAAATTGTTGTGAAGTAATTAATGTGCCAAGACCATCAAAAACATTATATGTTAAATGTACTAAAAGTAAATTACCAACAAAATTAAAAACTGAAAATATAACAAATATTAAAGTTTTACATTTATACAATGAAGACCTAATGCTTCAGTATCGAATAATTTGTAATAAAATTATTTATAATTTAGTTAATATTAATGATTTACAATATTTAAAATTCAGAGATATTTTGTATGATATATTTATATATAATTTAGATATATCAGATTGTATTTGGTATATTCTCTCTACGCTTATTGAACAAAAGAGAATTAAGCGAGAACATTTATCAAAAATTCTAATAAAGACATATTGTTTTTTTCAATATTATAATAACAATTATAGACCAATATATCATGTTGAAAATTATTTTCTTAGTTTAGCTAAATTAATTCATTCCCTCTAAATTATGGTCTCCAAGGCCATCTGTAATTTGACGAAGTTATAACATTTCTATTATAAAAATTATATCCTTTTAAATATATACTCATTGGTGCTGGAATAATGTTATTTGCTTGTGCTACAAAATAAAAATTGTTATAACTATTAGGAATACCTCTTCTATAAGTAATAGCGCTTGTATGAATAGCCATTATATATATTAATAAATATAAAATTAATTAACGCATTTAATACTTAAAGTTTAAAATTAAGTATTAACCAATGGATTATAAAACAGCATTTAATATATTAGAGATTGACTTTATTAATATAAAATATAAAGATTTAACGTTAGAATACATAAAAAATCGTTATAGAAAAATGGCACTTAAATATCATCCAGACAAAAATGGTAATACTCAAGAATCAAATGAACATTTTAGACAAATAAATGATGCTTATAATTATTTACGTAGCGAAATTAAACATTTTGGTCCAGAAATAAATAAAGATGAAGAAGAAGAAGAAGATAGTATATATTTAAATGTATTAAAAAACTTTATTAAGTCAGTAATGGATGGAAATTATATTGATATAATAACTAAAATAGTAAATGATATATTGACTAAAGGTAAACATATATCTCTTAAAATATTTGAAGACTTAGATAAAGATACTGCTATGAGTATTTATATTTTTCTCTCTAGATACAAATCTATACTTTATATTAGCGATGACTTATTAGAGAATGTCAAGCAAATGGTAATACAAAAATATGATAATGTTGAAATCTATAAATTAAATCCAAGTATAAATGATATATTAAATACAAATTTTTATAAGTTATATGTTAAGGAGAAACTATATTTAGTGCCATTATGGCATAAAGAGTCATATTATGACGCTTCTGGAACAGAAGTAATAGCTATATGTGATCCTGAACTACCTGATAACATAAAGATAGATGATGATAATAATTTATTAGTTGATATAGAACTATATGCTCACCAAGATTTAGCTGATATGGTAATAAATAATCAGAATATATCGTTTAATATAGGTAACGAAACATTTTCTATTCCTCTCTCTGAATTATATTTAAGGAGAGAACAACATTATCGTTTGAAAGGTAAAGGATTAGTAAATATCAAAAAAGATTTGTATGATTTAACTGATAAATCAGATATCATAGTTAGAATTATCTTCATTTAATTTTTCCTTCTCTCTAATTTCCATAATAACATTATATGATTTGATCATACTTTCGATAAGTTCTAGTTCTTTTTGAGCCCTATACATACTTGCTGCTTCAAATGAATTACATGGTCCACCATATTCACGATTTCTTTGTTCACTAATCTCTCTAACTCTTTGAATAGAATCCAAACTTACAATATCATTATGACTCATCTTTATTTGTCCACCTAAATAAAAAAATTCATTATCCAGGTCTTTATTAAATCTGTTAATAATAGATTTGTCAAAATTATATAGCTGTTTTTCATTGTCATTTAATGGCATAAAATTAAATAAATTAAATAGTGTCAAATTATATGTCATAATAATAAGTATATTAATATAGTTTTTATTATGTTTTCTTATATGTTAAAATTAAGTATTTGAAAAATATATGTAAAAAAAATTTATAATATTTTTATAATGTTATAATTTTATAATTTTATAATTTTATGCGTCTGACTTCTTCTTAGAAACAACCTTCT